CGCCTCAAACGGATTGCCGCTGGTGCGCAATGCCTCAGCCGCCGTCCAGTTGAGATAGAACTTCTCGACATTCGGATGATTGATCAGCTCGTCATAGAAGCTGTCGCCGCACAGCGCATGGGTCTGCGTCTGCGGGGTATAGGCGCCGCGCGACGAGCGGGCCATGGCGCGCACGACGTCCTTGCACTTCTGCCGCACGTCCGTCGCCGCGTTGCCGAGATCAAAAGCGATCTCGGCAGGGGCCGCGACGCCGAATTCGGTGAAGTAATTATAGAGCACGGTCGTGTTGTCGCTGTCGAGCAGGATGCCCTGCAGCGCGCCGAGACGATGATGCTCCATCGTCAATTCCATGTTCTGTCGCACGATTGCGGCCCTGCGGGCGTATTCCGCCTGCAGGTTCTGCATTTCGTTTTCGCTGTTGAAGCCGCGAATGCCGGTCACTTCCTCCGCATACATGGTGAATGCGTCGGCAAGGCGAACCGTGCGCAGGGTCGTCGCCGAACGCTTGTCCTTCGGCTCATTGCGCGGCGGCGCGCCGATGGCGGACGTCGGCACGAGGCTCAAGGTCGTGTTCCGCTTTTCGACAAAGATATCGCGTGTCGAAACAGGGCGAGGCTGGAATAGCCCCAATTCGCCGAGCAGGCTCGGCTTGTAGTCCATCTTGTCGACCGCGCGCGACAGCGACGTCATGCCGTAAGCGTCGGTCTTGAAGGCGTTCATGCTGGCCATTATTGAATGTCTCCTATCGAACGATGACGCCGAGCGCGGTAAGCGCGGCCTTGGTCGCCGTGTGCGGCGCGACCGAACCCGTTCCCCATGTCAGCGAGGACTCCAGAACGACCGCATCGCGAACGATGACGGTCTTGGCGGTCTCGACCGCGTCGATATCCTCAAACAGGATTGCGGCGGCGTTCTGCGAGCCATCGGCGGCGGCGGTGTCGTGCTTCACATATTTGCCGGTCGCCGTGATCTTGCCGAGCACGGTTCCGGCCTGCAGGGCGGCGCCGGTCGCCGTGACGGTGACAGACTCGCGCGAGCGATAGCCAGGTTCCTCGCTGACGAGGAATTCGGCCGTGTGGCGGCTCTCGGTTTGCGTGACCATGTGTTAGCGTCCTTTCTTCATGGCGCGGTTTTTCGCGATGGCGGCATCCCAGCTTGCTTCGATTTCGGCTGGCGACTTGTCGTGCCCCCCGCGGTCTGGCGCGGCCGCAGCGTCAGGCGGCGCTGCGTTCTTGTCCGCGGCTATGCGCGCTTCGATCAGTTTGCCGCCGCGCGCCTTGTGATCGGCGATCTGCGCCATCGCGAAGTCGGCGGCGCTCTGCCCGCCCTCGATCGCGGTGGCGATTTTCGCCTCATCGCCGTCGATCGACGCCTTGCGGATCGCCGCGATGCGCGTGCGCTCCGCTGCGACAGCGTCAGCCGCCGCCTTTTCAGCACTCGCCGCAGCGCCCTCACGGATTGCCTTGGCGATATCCGGCCGATGCTGTTCAAGCCCGGCCGCGGTCAGTTCGGACCAGTTCATCCGATTTTCTCCTTGGACCTTGCGGCCGGCGGCGGCGTCCGGCCCCTTTTCCGATGATTGCCGGGCCGCCCCTGTCTCCTTAGACAGGCCCGCCAATGCCTCTTCGATCGTCATCACGCCGTCGATCATGCCGCGCGCTGCGGCCTCGACTGCCGTGAAGATCGAACCTCCGCCGAAGCCTTCGATGGCTTCGTCGCGCGACACGCCGCGCGCCCGCGCGACGTCGCGAATGAAAAGCTCCGCATGCGAATCGATGATCGGCTGGTATTCCGCGCGCTCCGCGTCAGATCCGGCCGGATGGCGCTTGTTGGGCGACTGCTGCGACGCGATCGTCACATCCGTCGCGCCCATGCGCGTGAGGATGCCCGTCAAGTCGACATAGGAAAGGATCGCGCCGATCGATCCCGCAACCGCTGTCGGCGCGGCGGTGACGCGCCCGGCCGCCGTCGCCAGCCAGTAGGCGGCCGACGCGCCCATGCCCTCGATGTGCGCGGCCATCGGCTTGCGCCCCGCAGCGATCGCGATCGCTGCTGCGCACTCATCGCAGCCGGCGACCATGCCGCCCGGCGACTGCACGGAGAGCAGGATGCGCGCGACCGATGGCGAGGCGAGCGCGCGCTCAATATCCTCGCGCAGTTCGTCATAGGAAAGGTAAGCGTAGTTCCAGCGCTGCATCAGCGCACCGCGCACGGCCAGGATTGCAGTGTCTCCGACGACGCGCGCAAAGCGGGAACCGGGAAGCCTTTCGCCCGGCGCCGCCGCGACTGCGCGCTCATCATATGTCGGAACGCCCGACGCCAGCGCCGAAAAGCCCGATTCATGCATCGCCCAGGCGCCCGCGCCGGAAAGCGCAAGCGTCTGACGCAACAGCGTCAGGTGCATCATTGTTTCCCTTTCAGGCTGCTATCAACAGGAAGTGTTCATCAATCATCGCGGCGTCGAAACCCGCCCGCGCCGCGCCTTCATCGGCGACATTGGTCAAGGTCTCGCGCCCGCGCGCGAGCGCGATCGCGGCAAGCGCCGCATCATCGCTCGCCGCATCGGCGATCTCGGCCGCCGCTGCGATCGCAACCGCGATGGCGAAGCCGTCATCGCTCGCCGCCGGCGCAAGGTCTTCGCCGATGGCGATCGCCGGCGGCAGAGCCTTCTTCTGGCGCGCCTTCGCCGCAAGCATTGTAATGAAGCGCAGCAGCGCGTCATCATCAGCCGCGCGCCTTTCATCCTTGCCGAGGCCAGCCGCCGCAAGGACGCGCCGCAGCGCGCCAAGGCCGCGGGTTACTAGGCTCACGCCAGCTTCTCCCGCCGCTCTACGCCCGTCGTTCCGTCATAGGGCGCGGCGCCGGCCGCATCCTTGAAAATCGGCGCCACGAGCAACGGCGTTGATCCGTCATCGGAATAAACCGTCATCGCGCCGGTCGCGGGATCCGTGATCGTCTTGTTCTGCAGGATGCGCCTGATAAGCGTCAGGTCGTTCGCCTGTTGCGTTGAAAGGCCGGACCCGGATGCAATGAAGCGGATTTCGATTTCCGGAAAGTCGACGTCGATATCGACCTCGACTCCCGCCGTCAGTCCCGATCTGTCGAAGCAGTCGCGGCCGGCGAAGCCGTCGTCGGTGAAGGTGTCGCGGATGACTCGAAGCCTGTGCGTTGAATCATAGGGCACAATGCGCGCGCCGCCGAGCAGGCGGGCATAGGCGGGCGTCGCGGATACCCCCGTGATCTTCGGAATATTGCCGCCCGCCTCGATCATGGGCGAGAAGCGCCGGTCGCCTTCGTTAAGGCGGCGACGCTCCCGGCACTCGCGATACACATCAAGCGTATCGAGATCGGCGTTGACCGTATCCACGGAAAGGTAGATGCGCTTTTGCACATAATCGACGGCGGCGACGACCGGCATCGCTCATCAGGCGTTGGTTTCGGCAGGCGGCGCGCAGGTGATCGACACAATCGTCGATCGCGTGATCGTCGCATCCGTGCGCGCCTGGGCGGCGCCGCCATCGCCCTCGACCTCGACGACGATATCCTTGTTGACGCCCGCGGCAAGGCCCGCCTGCGTATTGGTGTCATAGGCGTAGGCGAAGATGATCTTGCCGCCGACATGGTTGGCCGCGACATTGCCCTTGACCGGATTGCCCGCCGAATCGTTGACAGTCACAGCGCCGGACGTATCGAAGTCCGCCGCCCCCGCGCCATCCTTGTAATAGACGTGATACCACGCATCCGTATCAGCGACTGCGGCGGCGCCGACGCTGATTTCAACCTGCGGAAAGAATGGATAGGTTTTCGTCGCGCCCGCGTCATCCGTCATGATGACATTCTGCTTTTCGGCGATCGACAGGTTTTCGATGAAGAGGCCCGCGCCGTCGATCGACGACGTCACCACCTTGCCGGCCGCGTTGCGCGAATACCAGACGCGGCCCTTGCGGCCATTGTAGGCTCCGGCGCCGGCGTCAATGTCGGAATCCTGCAAGGTGAGCGCGTCAAGATATGCCGCGCATTGCTGCACCGTGCCGCCCGCCGTGTTGTGGAGAACCCATGTAAAATTGCCGTTGGCTTCATTGAAGCCGCCTTCCACCTGCGGCGCCGCCAGCTTTTCGAGCGTCATTCCGGTCCACGGCGCGATCTGCGCGCCGCCGAACACGTCGGCGAGCGCATAGGCGTTCTGGGGATTCTGGCTTTCGCCGACGCCGTAGCCGGCCGAGAAGCCGGATACCTCCGACACGCCGGAGGCGATCGATGTCGTCTCGCCCGGATTATA